CCCCTTCTCTTCAAATAGTTGTAGATGATGGTATCCCACATCCGCACTTGATAGAACACATCCTCATAGTTTACCTTAGCTTCATATGCCATAGTAAGGGCGAGTTCAATCAACTTCATCTTGCTTTCCAAACGGTCAACAAGTTCAACGTCAATTATATTATATTCTACAAACTTCTGCCACCCATTAGTATAGAAATCTTTGAAGGTATCAAACTCAGAGTGATCGAGTTTCTTTTGCCCCAATTCTACGCTGGCAATATAATCCAAACGATACGATTCCTGTGCCTTGTAAGTAAACTTCTTATAGAGATCTAGATAATCTAGTTGAGATACACCACCAATATCATATGAGATATGTTCCCTACCCATAATAACAGTTCTATCTTCTGTCACCAATCCCCACGGAGACATTCTCTTCATCAACTTCTCACCAAGGATTCTTTCAATCCTACGACACATATATGGAATATCATATAACTTACTGTTCCATCCAGTAATAACTTCTGGTGTATTGGACTCGATCATCCACCAATTGATGAAATCATTTAGAAGTTCATACTCAGTTCTAAATGATTTGTATAAAACATTCTCCTGCTTATTATTAAACGCACCTTGACCCCAAGTTATAATCTGCTTAGTTGTATAATCCTGTATTGATATAAGAAGTATCTCTTCTGCACAAGATTCTACATCAGGGAAACCCTGTTCAGACTTAACCTCAATATCAAGAGTAACTAATTTAATTTTATCAATATCAAATTTCAGTTCCTGATCAGGATATCTCTCAGAAATATACTGATAGATAAATCTCTCATTACCATAAACATTAAAGTTCTCTACACCATCATATCTCTTTATAAACTCTCTGGTTTCTCTAACCGTGCCTGGTTCAATCGCTTCTACAGGATCACCAGTAAGTGTTTTATATTTTGTTTTCTTTTTTGAGTCAACAAAAAGGGTTGGGTAGAACTTCTCACGGGTTGCAAAGTGTTTTCCATCTTCATAACCACGTACCAAGAAGTTGTCTCCAACCATCTGAACGTTTGTATAGAATCGCATTATAAAGTGAGTTCTTTATATTTCTTAATTACCTCTGGACTAGGATCAGCGATAGTAAGAATGTCTTCTGATCTTAGCATATATTCTGTCTGATTGGAAGCCTCAATCCAAGGTTTCATATCATCTTCAGAAACAAATAGATATGGATTAATTAAACGACAATCAGGTTCGCCTGGTTCTGCCATTACCTCTTCCAATTCACTGATAAGAACATTATCAATATTAACCAAAACACATTTAATCGCCATCATCAGTCTCCTTTATTTTAAATGTTTCACTTTTATCTATATACATCTGCTTAACAGATGGTAATGGTTCAACAATAGTTACTACCCAATCGGTGGGTAAAACTATACTTTTATCTGATGTAAGAATTATCCAAGGTGTTAATATTACATCTATACCATAGTCACCTTTACTTTTTTCTTCCTCAGTAAGAAAAGTTTTTTCTCTTGTTTTAACAATCTGTGGATTTTCAAGAAGATATGCATGTGGTGCCGTTTGCTTTTCGTCTGAAACTAATTCTTTAGTTTCAGATATCAAAGTCTCTCCTGATTTTAACAGGGTTAGTTTTATAGACATTTTCGATACGTTTACTTACTAATTATATCACCAATTACCCAAGATCGCAACCCGTGACCATCAATTCTTGATTGAACATCTGTTGCTACATTATAAGGAACTACTAAACAATACCCAATACCAAGATTAAATACATTCTTCATTTCTTCTGGTGGGATCTCGCCAGCAAGCATTATCTTACTAAACAACTCTGACATTGGCCAAGCATCATAATCAACTCTTGCTTCTAACCCATCAGGAATACATCTAGGAAGATTCTCTGGTATACCACCACCAGTGATATGTGCCATACCAAAAATAGGAAAATCTTTTATCAAACTTGCAACTACAGGAGCATAGATGATTGTAGGATTAAGAAGTTCTGGCATATCATCAAGTTTTATCTTATGTTTAAATAACATCTCTCTAATCAAACTAAACCCATTACTATGAACTCCACTACTTTCTATACCAATAACAACATCACTCTCACGAATCAACCTACCATCAATAATCCCACTTTGTTCCACAATACCAGTACAAAATCCTGATACATCTCTAATAGGATGTGTCATTGCTAAACGTTGAGGATGTTCTGCTGTTTCACCACCCAATAAAGAACAACCTGATTGATTACATCCTTCTGCTATACCATCAACTAAATGTTTTACCAAATCTCCATACTGGTTTATACTTGAAGTACAAATATAATCTAAGAAGTATAATGGTTTTGCACCACAAGTAATCACATCATTAACACACATTGCAACAAGATCAATACCTATACCTTGCATGACAGATGGATTACCAGTTGCATTTAATTCGGCAACATGTATTTTAGTTCCTACACCATCAGTACCAGAAACTAAAACAGGTTTCTCATATCCTTCAGGTATTTTCATCATACCATTGAAACCACCAAATCCACCCATGACCTCAGGCCGATGAGTGGATTTAACAGTGTCTTTAATTTGATCTACAAAAGATCTTCCTGCTTCAATATCAACTCCAGAAGTTTTATAATCCATTATAAAAACATAACAATAGAAGTATTATACCACAGTTTTCTCTTTTTTGCTTTTCTTTTCTTTAGGAACTCTTTTGAGATCGCTAATAGCATTTTTAATAATGCTGAAAGGACTAGTTAGTTTCATGATTCTCCTCCTAAGTAATCGGTACGAGCATGATGTTCTGGCACAATTTTATTTAATTGTATGGTGAGGAGTCCATCTGTAAACTTGACGGATCCAATCTTCGTATCGTCGGAGACCTCCCAGACTCGTTTAAAACTTCGTTGGGCCAATCCTTTATGGATAAATGTTCCATCATCTTTCGATTCTTCTTTTGTGCCTTGTACATGTAGTTTTCCAAACTCCGTGAAGACTCGTAACTGATCTTCCTTAAACCCTGCAAGTGCGATCTCCAATGTTGACTCATGATTATTCAATTGAATTAGATTATATGGTGGATAATTTGATTGTGGGAAATCTGAATTGAAAAAACGATCCAGATAGTCATCCATCCCAATTCCATGCTTTGAAATCTTATCCATTAGTTCTGGAAGATTTGCAGCGTGATAGCGTTGTAATGCGTTCATGGTTCTCCTTATTAAGCGAGTGTGAATTGTGTACCCTTACGGCGTACATTACTATTTAACCACAAACACTTAAAAAAAGCAGTGTTGAATACCGCAATTTTAGTAAGGTAAACCACCATTATAAATTAAATTACCATTAATACAACACCTACTATCATATTTATTTGGTAGTACATAGTGCTGACTATAAGAAGGAAACATAACTAACATTCCCTGATCTACTTCAACTTCATCTTCTTCTATAATAAGAGAAGCAGATTGATTTGAAGCATTAACATAATAACAAAATGATATAGAATATGGAAAATGATTATGCTTCAATATTTGATCACCTTCATTATATAATACACCCCAACATTCAACTATCTCAAAGGCAGTAAGATCAAATCCATCTATTCCCCCACCACCTTCTTTAGGACTATTTTTATTTCTTTCTAATATTGTTTCTAAATTTTCAGAATAATTACCAATTAAATTATGAGATGCTAATGGTACTACTTTAGATATAGCATTTAATAAAGAATCTAATGATCTATTTTTAATCTGATGGATATTAAATCCTGTTACCTTTGCCCCACCCCTTACTGTATTCTTAAGATTATTAAAAACTATACTGTAAAGTTCTTTATTATCAATACCCTCAATAGTATATGTGACATACATTACTAATCAAATAAATGATGCTTTGAAGTACCTGCATTATCATTTGATATATCACCTATTCCAGTCTCTTCAGTTTCTTCTAATGTATATTCCCAATCTTCAATTACAGTATTAGAAAGCATCCTATCAGAAAGAAGATCCATTTCTTTTCTTGCTATTTCTTCACTATCTGCATCAAACCAAAAGTCTATTGCTTTACC